TGCGCCTTGTCGATCCCCGGCGTGATCGTGTTCGTCGCCATGCTGTCGTCGCTGCCGTCAAAGCGCAGGTAATACGGAAAGCCGGTGGTGTCGTAGTCGGTGGAGGTGTTCACGCGCTGGTACACGGGCAGGTCCACGCCGTAATTGTACTGAGCACCCCAGACATAAACGCCGCGAGTTCCATCAGCTAAGTAATTGGCATCAGTATAGGACGCTCCACCAGACGCCACGCCCACAGCGATGTCATTGTTGTTGGTCGAAGTTTCGACGTTGACTACCGAGATACGATACCAGCCATTCCAGACATTTTCCACAGCGGCGGATACACCGCCAGAGCCTGTTATGACGAAGGTGCCGGTGTCAAAATCAAAAATCCAAGTGTTTGCTGCCGAAGACAGCACTCCAGCTACGCCCATCGCGACGTATCGAGTGGTGCTATACTGCTTTACGTAGACGCTTCTAGCGGCATTAAGACAGCACCGGCCTGCCAGCAAATATGATACCCGGTGTCCCCGTTCACATCCAGAATGAGGTCTGCCGTTGTCGTCCCATCAGGTGCAACTATAGCAGTTGGCGCAGTGACGGTTGCCCCGTCCTTTGTCCACACCGCATCATCAAACTGCTCGGTCTTCGTCAGCAAATTCACCCTTGCGCTCAGCACGGGGCGGGAGGCGGAGGTGGCCTGCGTGGCGTGGTTGCCGGGGAGTTCCTTGACGGAGATGTTGGAAACAGTGGCTGATGCGCCCGTGGTGGCGCGGATAATAAAAAACCCCACATTAGCCAATTCTCTTGTTACATTTGTGCCGTTTACAATGTTAGGCGGCGAGGAATGTAGCGGGTAAAAAATAACGCCGCCCGACACACCGCTTGCTGTAAAAGAAATTACGTAGCGTTTTCCGACTGTGCCTATAAAGTCAACTCTTAGGTCAGTGCTTGATGCCGCTGAAGAAATTGAATAAGTCGAACCGCTTACGGTCCAAAGCCCTGTACTAGTGAAGGATGAAAATATCTCAGGCCCCAGCGCCAGCCCCTTCGACTTATCTAGTATCAGCCCAACAGGCTGCTCCACCGCCGTTACGGGCGTGGTGCCTACGCTGTCCTGAAACATCGTGCTGAAGTCGGACGGGTCATACCAGACGCCGGGTTCGCCCGCAGCGAACAGTGAAGCCGGGGAAAAGCTCGCGCCCACATCAGCCAAAAGGCCGGGGGGTGTAGACAGCGATGTTGAGCCGTACAGGAGCCCTGCAAAGCCGCCCCATGTGCCAGTAGCACCAGTAAAAAGACCCGGCATTTACGAGCCTCCTTACGAGGGCACTACACTCGCCTGCGAGAACGTCGCCGTCACCACGCCCGTACCGCTGTTCAGCGTTACTTTCGCAAAAACGGGAGCGTACCCGTAATTGCCCTGCACGGTCGTCGACGCGCCAACCAGATTGGTATCAGGGTGATTAACCCACGACACCAAAGCAGCAGCTACAGGCGAGATAAGGCTGTTGGGGTCATCCAGCGTCTGCTGGACGGTGTAGTTAGCCGTGCCACTCACCGTACACTGGATGGCCGTCATCGGCATTGCCCAGCTGTCAAACGCCACCCAAGGCGAAGACGCAACGGCGTTCGTGCCCACAGTCAGCGCGTTGGCTGCGGTCGCGCTGATCGTGATCGAGGTAACAGTCTTGTAATCCAGAACCGACTGAGACGTGCTGGCGTTAGACCCCGCCAAAATCTCAGACTGGCTGCCACCAGACCACGACGTACCCGTAATCGTAAATGTCTTGGCGCTCTCATTACCCGTGCAGGTGATCAGCACCCGACGAGCCGTGTCCAGCGTTGCCACGCCGCCAGATGCGAGAGCACCGTTCAGCGTCAGAGCGCCTGCCGACGGGGTCTGCGAGAGGCAAATCGCATTTGCAGAAGCTGCAACCAGCGGGCCCACAGTGACAGTAATCGGGCGCATCAGCGCGCTCCTTGTGAATTAGCTCTTTTTAGAGGCTCTTGAAGCCCTGATATTGTCTACCGCATTCGGGTAGGGCCGTCCAGCAGAGCGGGCCATGGCCTTTGCCTGAGCTACCCGCTTCGTCGTCATGGGCTTCGATTTATGGTCTTTCGGAAGCTCTTTGTCCCAGACAGGAATGTCCTTTTTCATGGGCACTTCCACTTTCTAAGGGCCAGCGCCTTTCGCGTGGGCTCGCCATTGGGCTTCGTCATCGGACCCTGCATGCCACTCATCCGGGCGCAGAAACTGTCCTTACGGGCGCCACCTTCGGGCTGGGGGCGCTTGATATCGTGCCCCGCAGCCTTCAACGAAGCGCGCCCCTTGTCATTCAATCCGCCCGTGGGGGACTGCCCTTCGGCCCTAGCCCAAGCTGGTGTCTTAGCCATGCTACCCTCGGGAAAGAAAAGTGGGGCCGAAGCCCCACCACTTAGTTCATCTGGAGCTTGCGCCCGGTGGGGGCGGTACCCGAAGCAGCCGAAGACAGCGGGTTCATGTTGGAACCCGTGCGGCCACCCGACTTGCGCGCCATGCGCCCGCCGTGCTTCTTGGCAGCCATCCCGTCAGCCTTGCCGACCGTCTTGCCACCGTGCTTACGCTCTTCGGCAGCGTCGTTCACCTTGCTCTGGTAGGTGTAACGCTGGTTCTTGTGAGCAAGATCCTGCTCGTACTCTTTGGTACCCACAGTGGCATCGCCACCCGTGGCACGACCCTTACGACCCTTCATATGATCCTCCTACGGATTACGGGGCATTGATGGCTTGGACATAACGAACGACAAGCGTACCGACACCGCCGGTGGCATTGGTGCTTGACAGAACGTAGATGCGAACATCGCTCGAGCCTACGTTGATCCACGCACCGGTCTTCGTTGCATCAGTCCCGGGGGACCGAGCAGAAAAACCAATAGCAGTGGGCGCAGTGGCAACGGAAAGCTCAGTAGAGGCAGAAGATGTGCCAATGCTGAGGTTGCCAGCCGTCCATCCCGTCGTTGCCAGCAAGTCAATGCCGACGATAAGGCTGTAGGCCGGGATGACGACGCCCGTAGCAAACCCCGCAGTAGCACTATAGGTGCCAATCTGCGTGATTGCCTGAGCCTGAGCCATCGTAACATAGCCGACGTCGGCCACGTCCTGCCCGAGCGTGGTGCCCGAGGTATTCAGGATCGGCCCCGAAATAAGAGGGCCGGTAAAATGAGAAGCGCCCATTTAGATTGACCTTTTCATCTGTGTAACTTCCATAGAACAAAACTTCACGACGTTTGCGTCATCTTCAGAATGCTCATCTAGGTATCGGATCGCTGCCAAAAGTGCATCGCGGCTCTCTTTCATCTTTCCTATCCCAGTATTGCAGTCCGAGCACAAAAGACCTCGAACTTTTCCACTTGTATGGCAATGGTCAACGGACAAAGACTTAACCGTGCCAAGACGAGTGGCCGTTTCCGGCTGTTTGCAGATGGCGCATACGCCATTCTGTTTGAGGAAGATGTTGGCATATTCCTGACGGCTTATGCCAAACTTCCGTTCTCGTTCCCTATGGCGCAGGGTCTCCCGGTTTTTTTCCCGGTAAGCCTGCTGATAAGCGCGAATAATTTCCGGCTTTTCTGCTTTCCGCTTTTCATTATGTTTGCGGACAGTTTCTTTCGCCTTTTCCGGGTTGTTCTTCCGCCATTCAGCGGATCTCAACCGATTTTTTTCGCGCTTATCTTCCATTAGGACGGGAGGCTGCCCCAGATTGACCTCCAATTGTAATATCCGAAGGAATAGCGCTCGTAACCCTTCACCAGAAGGTTGTCGGTCACGAAGTCGACCTGCATGTCCGTCTCGAACTTGATGCGCTCCATGTAGGAGAGACCATCGATGTTGGTCAGCAGGAACCAGTTGCGCGACGAGGTCAGGAAGTCGTTCGTGAGGAACCCCTCCGGCAGACCGCCACTGGTGCCCTTGATCGCGTTCACGTCGTTGTCCGCAGTGCCCGGACGCAGTTCCGTCTGGGTAAGGCGGATAGCAACCGGCTCAAGCTGCGGCGGAACGACGAGCTTGCGGGCACGCGCGAAGACCTTCAGACCAGCCTGATCCTTGAAGCTCGTACGAACCGAGATCATGCCGTTCAGCAGGGTGGCTTCGTTCAGGTCCACGTCAACCGACGGACGATTGGCAACAGTGCCGCCGTCAATCGGGTGATCGGTGGCGATCAGAGACTTGCCATCACCGCCAACGCTGTTGTTGTAGGTGGTAGCCGTGTTCAGGATCGACGCGCCGTAGATTTCCTTGGTCTGCTGGAAGCTCTCGATCAGACCGAGGTTCGACGGGTGGAACTGGGTCTTGTAGAGGTTGTCATCAATCGCCTTGCGAGTGATGGCGTAGCCCAGACCGATTTCCACGTGTTCCTGATTGTACACGTAGCGTTCGCCAGCGCCGTTGTCGAAGGCGGTCTGGCCGCCCTCGGTCTTCAGCTGCGCGAGGCCGAGGTACCGCATTTCGGCGGTACGCTCGAGAGCCATCTTGCTGTCGTGCTTGGTGAAGATCTTGTCGTACTGAGATGGGATCATCTCGTACTTGCCCTCAACGCCCCGCAAACCGGGGATGAGAAGGTCTTTGATTGCTGAAAGATTAACAGCCATTTTAACCTACTCCTTAAATGCCGTTGAAGTTACGCGGCATGGCGTTGTTGAAACCAACAACGATGCTGTTGTAACCAGAGGTGGGGTCGTTGCCGTTGACGCTCACCAGCGGGCTGGTCTGGCCCGGGATGTAATTGGCAAGGGAAACGACGCGGAACGGCAGGTAGGCATTGCTGGCCGCGCCCGCCGCAATGTTTCCAATCAGCGTATACTGATCGGCAAACATGGTGGACTGGCCGTTGGCAGTGTTGCCATTGGTTTCGCCCGTAGCCGTGCTATCGTTCCAGTTGAAGCCGATATTCTGACCGACGGACCCGACGCCAACGGCAGTCGCCGTGGTGTTCGAATTGGCAGTCTGAACGAGGAACTGGGCATTCGGGTCGCTGATGACATAGGCGAGAACGTCGCCGTTCGCATCGGAGCCGGGCCAATAGGCCGACCAGACGGTGCGCTTCTGCGAGGTCGACAGGTACTGGCAGCCAACGAAGATACCAGCGACCGGAACGAACACCGTCACCACCGGGGTAGAAGCCGACGATGTGGCAGCGGTAGTGGTAGTGCTCTGAACCACAGCAGTGGTTGAGGTCGCAGAAATGACCGTGAAAGCACCGTTTGGAACGCCAGTGGCATTTGACACAACGATGGTCGAGCCAACCGGAGGCGCCCAATTGGTAGAGGCGAAGGTCGGGATATTCGCAGTGGCGCTGGAAATCGCGGTGAATGTGATCGTCATGGCGCCGGTGGCGACGGTGGCGATACCAGTTGCCG